ATTTTCTAATGTAAAAATATTAATAATATAAATAAAATATAATATCTATTGTATTTATATATAATATGTCTCTACAATTAAAAAGTCAAATAAACACTAATCAACAATATCACGTATACTATGATTTAGAAATGATAAATAATGATACTACGGGGCTAAATCCACCACAAGCTTTAAGATTTTCTGAAATTAGAAATTCTCCCTATTTAATGTCCCCAGAAAATTATTTTATGTCTGTTGTTAGATTCCAATTAGAAACTCCATCTTTACCTGTTTTTATACCTCAGGCACAAATTGGACAAAGTGACGTAAATAGATTAATATATAGTTTTACTTTAACTTATAATGGCTATGAAGTTCAACAATATGTAAAATATGTACCGTGTGATTCTTCCCAACAATTACCAAACCCCCCTATTAAATTTCAAGATCTAGAAAGTAATTATTATTTCGTTTATTGTTATCAACAATGGGTCGCAATGTTAAATACTACTTTAGCTACTGCTTGGACAAATTTAAATACTATTGTAACAACTTTAACCCCACCTCAAGCCCTACCAAGCCCTAACCCTCCATTTTTTGAATTTGACCCACAAACACAAATATTAATTTTAAATGCAGATGAGGCAGGATACGCAAATACTTTATTAAAACCTATAAATATATTTTGTAATGCTCCCACCTATACTTTAATTAATAGCTTTCAAGCTCTTTATAATGGATATACAAATATTATTAATGGTAAAAATTTTCAATTGATTGTAAAAAATATATATAATACAAATCAGTTTACTTTACCGTCTTATACTGCTCTTCAAATGTACCAAGAAGGGGCAACCACTGCTCTTTGGAATCCTATACAGTCATTAGTTTTCACTACTGCACTTTTACCAGTTGCAAACGAATTAGTAAGCGTACCAAAAGTTTTTAATTCTGATTCAAATTTATTTAATACTGGTAATAATGCTAATATTCAACCTATTTTAACTGATTTTGTTGTTGAATTTAACCCAACTAATACTTATAGACCTAATGTTGTATATACTCCGGGGGCAGAATATAGGTTAGTAGATTTGTTTGGGTCTTCTCCTTTATCTGCTATTGAGATCGGCTGTTTTTGGAAAGACGTTTTCGGAGGATTACACCCATTTAACTTAAATTCTGGTTGTTCTGGGGCAATAAAAATAATGTTTAGAAGAAAAGATTATAATAATGTTATTCTATAATAAATGTTATAAAACAAATTTTAGTATAAAATAATAAATATATAATTTTATTATTTTCTTATGTATTTATATATATTATATGTCTCAAGATATTAAAAAAGTACTGGTTAAAGATGACCGTTTAAATGTTACTGATCAAATTTCATACGCTGTAAATAAAGGCGGACAAAATATGACCTCCGCAACTTTTCAGGCAATTTCTCAGTCCAACTCGTCTCACACTTATAACATACAGGTACCTAGTGAACAGACCATAATAGACCGTAAAGTACTGTGGCAAAGTACAGTACAAATTAAACTTAATGTTCCCTTGACTGCAGGAAGACCAGCAGGAACATTACCTGTTCAATACGGTTTAACTGATGCTCTCGCCCCTTTTCCATTGCATTCTCTTTTAAGTGTAATGACTGCAACAATTAATAACAATTCAGTGTCTATTAATATGATTGATGTATTACCCGCTTTACTTCGTTTTATTGATAAACGAGAATTACAAAGAATGAACGGTATGACACCCGTACAATTTGATACTTATCAAAATTATCAAGACGGTATAGGATCAAATAATAACGCTTTGGGTGGTTGGTCACTTACTGCCGATAATGATTTAAGCCCCCGCGGTTCTTGGGTTTTAGATAGTGTTTCATCACAATCTGGTTCAGTTGTTGCCCCACTTGCAACAGATACGGAAATATATATTACTTTTACCGTCACCGAACCACTTTTACTTTCTCCTTTTATTTGGGGTTGTCCAAAAAGTAACAACGCTGGCATATATGGCATACAGAATATGAATTTCGTGTTTACAATGAATAGCGGTTCGCGTGTTTGGAGATCTTCTAATGTATGGGGTCAAACTGCCTCAATAGTATCATTTACTAATAGCAGACTTATATTTAACTTTTTAACTCCTCATCCATCCGACCTTATGGAAAGTAGAAACGTAGTACCATTTTATGAACTTCCTCGATATATTACAGGTAACCTCCCTATTTTTAACCCTGGTCAAACTCAAGTCGTAAGAACTAGTAATATTCAGTTAAATCAAATTCCAGATAAACTTATTATCTTTGTAAGAAAGGCTTTAAGCTCTCAAACTTTAAATGATACCGACAGTTTTTTTGCTATTCAAAACATTTCTCTAAATTTCAATAATAGTTCCGGTATTTTGGCAAGTTGCAGTAAAGAGGACTTGTTCAGATACAGTGTAGAAAATGGCTCAAATCAGTCATATTTAGAATGGGCGGGATATGCAAGTAAATATAATAGTGCTTCTGGTACTGGTTCTAAACTTCCTACTTCTGGATCTGTTTTAATTTTAGATTTTGCAAAAGACATACAGCTGGTCGAAGACTTCTACAGCCCGGGTAGTTTGGGCAACTTTAATTTACAAATGAACTTAACCGTCTCAAATCAATCCGCAGTGGCTATTAACAATTCCGAAATTGTCGTAATTACAATGAATAGCGGGATCTTTGTTTGTAATAGAGGTACTTGTGCCACATATACAGGTATTCTTACTAAGTCAGATGTTATGGAAGCTAGCACACAAGAGGCTTACTCTAAATCAGATGTTAAAAGAATGGTCGGCGGTGGATTCCTCGATACTCTTAAAAGTGTAGCTGGTAAAGTAATGCCAAAACTTCCGGGACTCGTAAAAGCTGGTTTAAGTATGGTTAATAACCCATACGCCCAAAAAGGGGCTGATGTTCTCGGGGCTTTAGGTGCTGGACGTTCTGGCGGAGGTTATAGCGGGGGTGGAAGTTCTGGTGGTCGCCAAAGATTGGAACACAGATTAGAATAAAAATTTAATTTAATATAAAATAATTTAAAATATTATAATTTTATATATTTTTTATCTATAATATATATATACATATTATGTCAAATAACGAAATAGGACAAATTAAAGGAACTGTTTATCAACAAGTTGCCAGCGGACCATTAGCGGGAACTGGGATTTTAGCAACACTTTTTGGATCTGCTACTACACGTCTAACCCCACAATCTAGAATTTTGGGCGTTAAATCAAGTCAAGCAGGTGGAGCAGATGCAACGACTTTATATTCTGTGACTGTTGTAAATGGAACTCAGGCTCAGGTTTTAGCAGGTCAAGCAAGTGTAACTATACAAAGTAGCCTCGCCACTGATACATCTGTAATAACTTTATATTGGTGTAATGAAGGAGCCACTGACCTAAGATTCGCCTAAAAATAATTATATTTAATATAATGTAATTTAAATCTAAATAATATAAATATCTATTTATATTATATATATGCCATACAACAATAATTATAATCAAGACATAGCAAAAAAATATATTGATCTAAATAAAAGATATATAGATAATGAAAGAGAAAATAATCAATTATTTCATCACAATCTAGAATATACACAATTTGGAAACGCTAATAAAAATTTAGAAGGCGGAGCCGTACCAACTGATTTAAATGATGACGTAAAATACGGAGTAAACCAAGGAGTAAGGGCGGTTTATGGTGATGCGTCACAATATGGTTCTAATGAAGGGGAAAAAAATTATGTAAAAGGTGGTTCTGGATTTGCTGAAGGTACACATATGGATACCGGATTTACTAAAACGTCAGGAGCTGGTAAAACTGGTAAAGGTTCAAAGGTTTTTAAAAATGAAAGTTTAAAATTAGTAAGAAAAGAAGGAGGTAAAAAGAGAGGTAGACCATCAAAAAAACATTTAGAGGGCGAAGGCTTCTTTGATAGCGTCTTAAGCGGTTTAAAATCAGTTGCAAGTGTAGCCAAACCAATATTAAAAATGATACCAGATAAAAGGGCACAAATGGCGGGGGATGTGTTAGACGCAGTCGGAGCAGGTAAAAAGAGAGGTAGACCAAGTAAAAAAATGACTGGTGGTACTGAATTAGGACTTCCTAAAAAATCTAGTTTAGAAGGAGCTGGACTAATAGGAGAAAGTGTAAAAAGAGTCGTTGGTGGTGGTAAAAAACGAGGCAGACCGGCAAAAAAACATTTAGAGGGTGAAGGCTTCTTTGATGATGTTTGGAGCGGTATAAAAACCGTAGCTTCCCCAGTCTTAAAAATTGCGAAACCTTTGTTAAA